TTCAAACTAATACCAGACGGAACAACAGCACCATTTTTCTTTCTAGTTTTTATAGGCATAATTTATAGTCTCTCTACATTTGATCCAGGTACGTTGGCAGCGCGGTTGATAATTGATTTCCAATCACTTGATGATTTGTTTTGCCAGTTTCCTATTTCAGAAACTGAATGTAGAAGGGTTGGCATCTGAGTGATGTGAGGATTGGCAGCAAGATAAGGCTCTCTATCTGCCATATACATCCACTTTTCAAACTCTTCACCTGTATTATTATCTTTGAATTTGTAAGTTGGCATCTTTAATAAACCATGTAGGAATCGTGGCAGGAGACTTCCATTTTGCAAACGCAACTTTGTCTCCAATGTAATAGTTGCGGTATGACTGGATGCTATCTCCAGGTATTTTATATTTATCTGGCATTGCAGGAGGGGGGTCAACCCAACCAGCATCTTTAATATTGAATGGTGCTACCCATAGATAGCTAATCAAACTCTCAGTGCTATGGTAGTTTCCATAGCGCCGTGTATATTCTACACAGCAATGCTGAAACAAATCAAACAACCACTGATAGTGTGAGCGTGATTGTCGCACCCAGATATTAGATGGGTGATTGATATGACATGCTTTGTATAGAATGTCTTCGCGTGGTTTTGGGAGGCGATAGCGTTTTACTGTCTTACCTTTTGGAGACTTCTCTGTATAAGGAATGCCGTCGAGCACACGATGAGCAGTGGAGAGAAGTTGAGCATACTCAACAATCATCTTAACAACATGCTTATCGCAATGCTCGGCGGCACAAGTGCGTGGATCGTAACTCAAATAGAAAATATTCATAACGAAATTTCTTGGAGGGGAGTTCTCTCCTTTATTCTATCACCATCTACCCATAAACGCAATAGACCTACACGGTCTGTATACTCAATGAGACATTGACCTGTCACCTCATCCCACTCAATAAGTTGACAGGATACTGGGGTGCCATTGAGATCACATTCATAATACATATCAATCTCTCACTCTTACTCTCCACATTTCTACCACTTCGTCAAAGACTCCACCTGTGCATGTTTCTCTCCATCCAGATGCATCTGGATTATAGAAACAAACTTTAACTAGTTCTTTTTCTGTATCTACTTCTAAGATATCACAGGCAATCCATCCACGCTCCACTGAATTAAAAAATTCATATGGAAATCTTATCTTATTTCTAGTAATATTTTGAATAGATTCTGTGGTTGTTTCAGAAATAGTTTCTTCAAATTGTTTATGTAATTCTGAGATATCTTTTTTATTATTCATTTGTCCAACCTAATGCTTCAGATACTGTAGGGAATTGTTGTTTGAATACTTCACGACACGATTCTGCAATTTGCATATGCTCTTTTTGAGTGCCGTGTGCTGAGCGTAAATCAATATAATGTATCCAAGACCTGCATGATCCAGTCATGTAGATTTTTGTTTTGGTTGCCAAGGGAAGCACAAACCTTGCACATTCTTTAGCGACTCCATGCTCTAGGAGGCGCTTATAGAGGTTGTTTGCTGACATGAAGTGCTCTTGAATCTGAGTTTCTAGAGTAAGCTTTAGATATCCCTCAAGGTCATCAGTAGAATTCTGACGATTCTTTTCGTCTTGACGACGCAACTCTGGCACAGGAATGTCGGATGCTAAGAGACTAGCATCTGCATAGCGTTGCGAGAACTCTTGAAATGTAAATGAACGGTGACGCAAAATCTGAGCTGCGATACCACGAGAGGTTTCAATCTCCAGTGTCATATGAGATTGCTCAAACACAGACCAATGATTATGCTTAATGCAATAACGAAGTAACCCTGCATAGTTTTCGTTATCTTGGTTACTAGGGTTAGACACTCTAGCAACATACGCCATTATCTTTTCTGCATCAGGAGTTACGGAAACAAGTTCAACCTTCATTATTTTCTCCACCTAGACGTTGGATTTCACGAAAATTACTCTTCATATAACGCTTATATTTTTTAATCAACCTACCAATCTCTTTCTCTTTAATAGTAGCAGTGATAGGAATTTTTAATTCATCATCAAATCCTTTAGTATCTTCATCTTTATATTCTTCCTGCCATTCCTTCGGAAATTCTGGAAGCTGAGATACTTCTTGTCTCCTCTCTTCAATCTCTTTAAGTTGCTCAGGAGTCAGATTTTCCATCAAGCTAGAATCAGGAATGTTTTGACCATCCGAGTCTAATTTTTGGTCTGGAATATCTTTAACTACTTGAGCATTTACGTTTACAATTTCGTCTGACATTTTATTTCGCCTTTGATTAAGTAATTTTAGCAAATTAATTTGCAAAAGTCAAGAGACACTAATGGTTGCAGTTACTGTGATAGTATCTCCATTATTTAAGACATTAAATGGACCTGATACAAATCTTTCTGAAGCAATCAACTTGTTTGAAGTTTGTCCTACGAGATAGTATCCATAAACTTCACCAACCCCAGACGTAAATGTAAATAATTGTGGAGTAGTCGAAATACTATTACCAGTTACAGTCCAGCTAGACGCAGATAAACTCTTTGCTGCATACCCACCACCAGTTACTTCTGTAAACTCGATGAGACTCGTCAAAGAATTTGGTGTGATATTATTAGAATATAATTTGAGAAGTAGAGTTTCCGTACTGGAAGAAACTCCTGTCATATATTTTAAAATTCTTTCTGCACCATCAGATGATATTTGAATTGTCACAATTACCTCCTTTTCTTTTCTTCTTTTAGTTTATTTCCCCATAATTTAGGGTTGACTCTACCTTCAGATTGTTTCCAACCTTTCAGACCTTCTCTATATCTATCCCAATAGTAGTCAAAAATTTCTACTTGTTTATCAGGGATAACTAAATCATATGCAAGTGCTCCATCGATTTCATAGGTAACTAAGTATGCATTGTATGGCAAACCTCTATCGTTTGCTACTTCAGGGTCACAGTTTTGATGGAGAATTCGCATCAGCCACGACCTCCCCACTGAATGTTGGGGAATGTCTCCTGAATCAGTGTCTTTGAAATCCTTGTATACTTCTTTTGCAGTGCTTTATCTTTTACAGCACACAACACTTCTGCTTCTTCGGAATGAAGAGTTTCAAGAAGTCCAATGAAGATTTCTTCGCGCTTCATGTTGCTGATTGTCATGCCACCTTTTACGAAGTAAGCAAACTTCTTTTGCTCATTCTCAAGATAGGTATGGTCAAGTCCTTTAGCAGCAGGATTCTTACGATAAGGAACATCTCCATCTGGAAGAAGTGTTTGCACACTCTCATCAAAATTCCAAATCAAAAGACTACGAAGAGCTTGAGAATTATATTCTTGAAGTAGTTTGCTCTTCTCTGCTTTCGTCTTAGCGTTGTTTACTTTTTGTAGAATCTCAGAAATTAAAAGTTTCATATCACTTATTATTAAAGGTCAGTGTATTCTTGCGGAAATAATATTCCTGCATCAAGTCATTAAGTTTGTGCTCCTTAAAATATTCAAGAGGCACTTGCTTGTCTTGATTATTTAGTGATAAATATTGATCGACAATTTTGTTTTCGATGTCACTAGGAATACATGTAAGGTCAATTAAATTTCTATTTCTTTCATAGTTATTCATTAACTCTTTTGTATTACAGAAAACAGATGGGTCTATCTTCACCCACTTTTCTAAGTTTTTCTTACTTATAGGTTTCTGTCTTTTGTTTACCACAAACGTGTCGTCGTCAGATAAGAAATTAGGTATGCCATCTGACTTATCTCCCTTAATGATATGTTCGAGAATGTATGTCTTGGGGTCATCATGCTTAATTTCTTTTTTCAAGATGGGATTGAATTGTTTTACAAACGGATACCGTTGTAGTTGAATAAAATCTTTGTCACCAGATAGAATCAAAACTTTCTTAAGAGGTTGCCCTGCTTTGTGTAGTTTGATATTCTCTTTTGCTTGGTGCTTTACCAGTGAAGAGATTACATCATCTGCTTCTGCACCATATACTTCCACCACTTTGTATGGAAAGTATTGTTTAATCTCATCCCGAATTTTATTCAGGACTTCAAAGATAGCATTCCAATCTAATTCAGATGCTTCTCTGTCTTTCTTTCTATTCTGTTTGTAGTGAGGAAATGCTTCTTTACGCCAGTAATGTTTACTGTCATATGCCAACACCATTTCCCCATATTGATCTTTGTATTGTCTCTCGTAAGAGCGCAACCCAGTAAGCACCATATGCCTAACCAGATTCTCATTCAATACACTCATCTTCAATTGCATCATCAGATTACTAATCATAATCTGATTCATATCGATTAGAATCATTTAGTCCTCATCATCATACTCTTCATCATCTACAAAAGTGACTCTTAACAAATCATCTCTATACATCTCACCATTCTCATCAAACATTTCTGGATGTAAAATGTGCTTGGCATAACCAGCATTTTCATACCACATATCAAAAATGTCTTTGAGATTCCATACTAACACACCTCCCAGGATGAAGGCACCAACAGTTAAGAAAAAAGCAATGAACAAAAATGGTGCTGTTGCTTCCATGAGTCTACTCCCTTGAATTGATTCTGTCAATCCTCAGAGACTTTCTAATGTTAATTTGAATGTCTTACGGAGGATTGTAAACGTTTTACTGAAAATAATACCAGATACATCAGCTGGATATGTCTTCTTCCTCCGAAGCATTAACTCCACACCTCTATTTATTTGCAGTTGATGGTTTCTTTTTGTTTTTACTTCCTGGTTTTCTCCCAGGTCTCCTTTCGATTTCATACTTTTCAGCATCTTCAATTATTTTCATTAGATAATCTTTAAATTTGCGAGCTCTGAGTTTTCCCATCCAACCATATACTTCTCTCAAATCGGAAACATCGGGACCACCATTTAAATACAAAGATATATGAGACATTTCATCTCGTATTTGAGAAACTAAACTGCTTTGCAGAAAAGACATAACTTCATTACGTTTTGTATTTTCTGCTTTCAAAAAAGAATACAAATTTAAATTATATTTGTCTTGTCTGACTGCAACATCTATTGCTGTGTTTACGACATCATATATTTCAGTATTTTTTATTTTCATAAAATTACTTTGGTGCCTCTACGAGTCCCTTTTCCAAAAACAATTTGGCTGTTTCTACTAAACCACCAATCTCTTTACCATCAATTGTTACATAAGGATACCCAATAGCAAATGGATACTGAAGTCTAAAATCTTCAGCAGTGATATCTCTTCCAATAGAAACTTCCGTGTAAGAAACTGCTGCTCTTTTAAAAAGTTTTTTTAAGGTAGTGCAATGACTGCAACCTGGATTTGTATACGCTACGATTTCCATTATATTCCTCTATGAATGACTGTGTAAATTGGATGCTTTGATTCTAATGCATCTGACATAAATCTGCAAGCCACATCAGGTGCAGTGTGGTCACCACATGTAAAAATATCCACAGCAGCGTAACCCTTTTCGGGCCAAGTGTGAATACTGATATGACTTTCTGATAGCAGGCAGACAGCAGTGATTCCCTGTGGCGTGAATTCGTATTTCACTTCTTCAATCAGTGTTGCGTTAGCGTGTTCTACTGCCTGCCTAAGGGAAGTGCTAATAAATTCTGAGTTGTTTAAAAGGTCTGCATTACATTCACACAACTCAGCGATGTGATGCACACCAAGCACTTCATTAACCATCAATGTATCTCCAATGTCGTTGAGTATTTATTGCAATAAAAAAGGGGGATTGCTCCCCCAGTTTATCAGTTGTAACTGAAGTGTCAACCGATTGCAGGTGCAGTGAGTGCCACAGGGGTCATCTCAGCAGCAGCAAGATCGAGTGGGAAGTTGTGAGCGTTGCGCTCGTGCATCACTTCCATACCAAGACCACCACGATTCAGAATATCTGCCCAAGTGTTGATAACATGACCCTGACTATCTTGGATAGACTGGTTAAAGTTAAAACCATTCAGATTGAATGCCATGGTGCTAACGCCAAGAGCAGTAAACCAGATACCGACTACAGGCCAAGCAGCAAGGAAGAAGTGCAGCGAGCGTGAGTTATTGAAGGAAGCGTATTGGAAAATAAGACGACCGAAATAACCGTGTGCAGCTACAATGTTGTAGGTTTCTTCTTCTTGTCCGAACTTGTAACCATAGTTTTGTGACTCATTCTCTGTGGTTTCACGCACGAGGGAACTTGTGACCAAAGATCCATGCATAGCAGAGAAAAGAGAACCGCCAAATACACCAGCCACCCCAAGCATATGGAAGGGGTGCATGAGGATGTTATGCTCCGCCTGGAAAACAAGCATGTAGTTAAATGTTCCACTAATGCCGAGCGGCATAGCATCAGAGAAGGAACCTTGTCCAAAGGGATACACGAGGAAAACTGCAGAAGCAGC